CGGGGGGCTCCCCAACAGCGAAAGGGACTACCGCCGTGGGTGGCGAGCGCGCCACGTCTGAGAACTATGGAGCAACCGCGGAATCGGCCGAGAAACCCTTCGGGATTCTTGAGTATGAGACGGTGATTCTTACGCTCAAGACGTTTGCTACCGTCCTGGGTCTCACTCAGCAGCGGATGGATTCGCTCCCCCAATTCCAGGGATTTGTGGAGCGCAAGCTTCGGGCCAGCGCACTTCGTAATCTGTCGTGGCAATTGCTGTATGGCGATGATGCTTCCGCGCTTGAGATCCCCGGGCTCGCAAGTGAGACCGGGGTACAGACCTATGCTTGGTCTAGCGGCGTGGCCGGTGACACTATGGCTGATGCGGTTGCCCGCGCGGCTGCACTGATTCCCGGAAACGGTATGTTGACCTTGACGATCAACAAAGCCGATTGGAATAGCATCAAGCTGGTCAAGGCTGCTGCGGATGGCCATTACATGCACACTAACTTGGGGCCGGTTGTCTTGGTAGATACCCCGACGCAAAAGTTCCTTGGGCCGTATATGGTCAATTTTGATGATGCGGTTGTTCCCGGTGACTTTTTCTTGGTGGATCACGCGGAGACTTCCGAGTGGCCGCACAAGGATCTTGCGTCCGCTTTTAGCGCCGGCTGGATCAACGATGATTTCATCTTGAATCAGCTTAAGGTGCGTTACGAGGATACGCTAAGCCATGCGATCCTTACTACCAGCGGCTACGTTTACGGCACGTTTGACGCTGCACCGTAAAGGGGGTTTGAAGTGGCAAAGCTTGCGATTGAAGTCAAGATGATTCGGGTTTGGGGAAACCTCCCGATCTCAGACAAACCGGTAAAGGTCCCATCTAGGGTAGCCGCGAAGATGATTAAACGCGGTTATGCGGTACTTCCCGAAGATGAGACCAAACCGACGAAGAAAAAGAAAAAGAAAAAGGACTAACCGTGGCGCGCATCGCTGATAGTTACCCATGGCCGGACGCTAGGAGCGATCTGAAATCGTACTTTGGGATCGCACCCGAAGATACGGCGGATGAAGCAAAGCTAAGACTGTGGTTTCTTACGGCGGTTGATTCGGCGGAACTATACGTAGACAAAGATTTCGTTGATTCGGCCGGTGCTTCTATCGCTCCGCCGGCTGCTATCACCGTTGGGATCTATGAATACGTGCGAGCGTTGCGCGATAGTGATCAACGCGCCTCCGGTGTCAAAGCAGTTAAGACCGGACAACTTGCCGAGACCTATGCGCAGGATGGCATCAAGGGCAAGCTTGCCCTACTAGCCGCGTTGCCTTTCTGGCGACCTTACAAGCGGGATTTGCTGGCCGCCTAATGTCTAGGGTTGTAGATACAGACCTGGGCTTTAGGCGCGCCCTTAGACGCTTTCGGGAAATTGACGATCTCGAGATTTCGGTAGGAATCGACGATCCGGAAGTCGCACGGTATGCCGCGATTCATGAGGTACGAACCGGGTATATGCGGGATACTGTAGACGGTATCAATAAAGGCGCAATGGCCGCCGAAATACGGGCCGCGGCTGTATCTGGCAGGAATGCCAAAGCGGTTGCAATCAAAGCCGCAGAAGACGCCTTACAGCGCATTAAACAGCGCGTAAACGACTTGGGTCTAGTTGATACAGGTCTGTTAATCGGTAGTCTAAGGATTATCAGTTGACGATCCTAGCCCTACAGACCCTGGCCGCTAGCAGACGGGGAGGAAACTACGTTGATGGGCAATACGCTCTGTCTACGGTGGCAACCTTCCCCCTTCGGGCTAGTGTGCAACCGATTGAACGCGAAACCGCGCAGCAATTACCCGAGGGGGCCCGGAAACGGGCCAAATTTGTACTTTACGCGGACGATAGGGAGTCTGCGCTTCGGGTGGTATCGCAGGGCAATCTAGGCCCCTCTGATTTGATCGAATTCAGAGGGGAGAGTTACGAGTTAATGGCGATCGGTGATTGGACAACCCACGCGGCCGGGATACCCCATCGGGAGTATATAATGCTTTCGGTTGGGGAAGATGAGTAATGGGAAACGTTAGCTATCCCATACTTGACCGGTTTCGGCCTTGGATTGAAGGCGAATTAACCGGGTTATCCGCTGTTATCTACGGGCGGCCAAGTCCGGCTAGCGCCCCCCGGCCGCCTAAACCCTACGCTTCGATCGAAGTGGTATCGGATACCGTTCTAGGTGCTACCCCATGGGACCATCAAACTGATATCCCGGCTGGGGCGTTATTCCGTAGGGACTTTTCGCACAAGTTCCAAGGGACTTTGAGAGTTGACCTTTACGGGGATGGTACTGCCGGCTTAGCGCGCCAACTTCAATTGTCCGTACGCAAGGAAGCAACGCGGCTAGCTATCGCCCCCCTGGCCCCCATAGCAGACTACGCGCTAGCCCCGATCGGGCCGGTGCTTAACGTTTCGGAGCTTAGGGATACCGAATGGGATCCCCATGCTCAAGTTGATTTCAGATTTCTTCTAGCGTTGACAATTAGCGAAGCAACGCAAGTGATTGATAGTGCTTCCGTAAACGTTACGGAAACAACGCCACCCTAAGGGGGAAAAAATGTCTTTTGATGATAAAATCGTTGTCAACATTTTTGCGGAAGCGCAAGCGGTTAGCCGCCGATCGTTTGGTACGGTGCTACATATTACCGACGATCTAGGGGCCGGCTTTACAGAGCGAGTGCGCTTCTATACCCGTAACCAGGATGCGCAAGCCGATACGGACCTTTTGACAACCGCCAAGGCGGCCGCTGCCGTTTTCTTTTCGCAGCCGGCCCACGGTCGGACCTTTGCAATCGGGCGGATTGACTACAGCGGCGCCCCCAATACGATCGCCGAAGAATTGGATTTCATTCTTGCCGAGACTAACGCATGGTATGGGCTTTGCGCTAGTAGCAGACTGCAAGCCAATATCGAGGAAATCGGAGCGTGGGCGGAAGCAAACGCGGTTCTCTACGCCCCGCAGGATGCAGACGCGGTTATTCTAACCGGCGGGGGCGGTACCGCGTTCGATACGATGTTTGCAGCCGCTTACGGCCGGTCTGCTGGGCTCTATTACTCCGATGATACCGATTACCCGGACGTTGCCTGGCTAACCGGGAAGCTTGCGGTTGATCCGGACGTTCGGACCACTACGTGGAGCAACCTCACTCTGGTAGGTATGCCGTTTGATATTTTGAACGGTACCGAGAAAACCAATCTCAGGGCGCTAAACGCTAATGCGTATCTGAGTATGGGGGGAGTAGGAGCAACCGGGGATGGTACGCTGTTTAGCGGCGCCTTTATCGATACCCTGATTTCAAAGGATTGGGTCAAGGCGCGGACTACCGAAGCGATTAGCCAATTGCTGCTAGACGTCTCGAACCTCGGCAGTAAAATCCCGTATACGGACGCGGGAATGGCACAGATTGAAGCGGTTATCCGCGGGGTGTTTCAACGCGGTGTAGCGGCCGGACACTTCCGGGACGGTTCGATTGTGATTGAGGTTCCGCCACTTAGTACCATCGATCCTGCTGTGGTCGCCAGCCGAGCGCTTACCATTGAGGCAAGCGTTATTCTGGCCGGTGCAATCGAGACTGTTACTCTAAACATCGCTGTTCTAGCGGCGTAGGAAGGTAAGAGATGGGAACTACCAGAGTTTACGACGTTAACCGGGTTAGCCTTACCTTCAAGGGTATTCCGATCGAAGAATTCGCCGATGGGGACGCCATGGTTGCGGAGTACGATGAAGATGATTTCGTAGTGGCGCAAGGCTCGCATGGTTCGGTGCTTCGGGCCGTCAAGCATAACAACGTTGTTACGCTTACCGTGCGGCTAATGCAAGGTTCACCGTCTAATGCCTACCTTTCGCAGCAAAGCAAAGTTGACCGGCTAACGGGCGGGGGGATCGGTTCCCTCATGATGAAGGATCTACTTGGGCAGGATTTGCTATCCGGCCCCTTCGCCTGGGTGATGAAACCGGCCGCCATGGGTATGGCTACCGAACCCGGGGAGCGTGAGTGGGTTTTCCAGGTCTCTAATGCTGAAATGGATCATGGGGCGAATACCGTTCCGGTTTAGGTCCTATCTATAAACCCCTGGCTATGAACGGGAGCAAATATGTCTAGGGATCCAGTAGTAACCGAAATCGAAACCGACGAAGGGATCGCGTTCTATAACACGATTCCGTTTTCCTATGATCAAGGGATCGATCTGCTTTCGATCGTATCCGAGATTATGGCCGAGACTATTGGCAAGGGAATCGGCGCAATGGCCGGGGGTAACCTACTTGATGCCGATTTAGGTGTGCTGGGGGAGGCGGTTTCTAGCCTTCCCCGGATGCTACAGAGCAAGGGAGGGGCGCAATTGGTGGCGCGGTTTTTTAAGGCTACCAAGTGCAAGCGGCCGGATAGCGGGGAGTGGTTAGACCTGGGAACGGCGGTAGGTAGAGATCGTGCCTTTTGTGGCAACTATGCTGAAAGCCTAGAAGCATTGGCTTGGGTGATCGAGATCAATTTCGGCCCTTTTTCGGGTCCTACCAATCGCTGGCGAAGGCTTTGGAGCAAGGGCGCCGGATTGCTAAGCAACGCAATGAGCGCGGAAGCGACGCAAAGCAGCGAAGCGAATCCAGGATAGCGCAAGCGAAAGCGGACGAAATGATTACCAAACTACAAGCCGAAATGAGGGGAACCCGGTTTCGATCCTGGGAATTCTGGTTTGTTTCGGCCGTGGGGCGGATATCGTTCAAGGAGCTATCAGAGTGGGGGCTTTGCGAAGTATTTGACGAATACTACGCATTACAACTCAGGGCGCTTGTAATGGGTGATTAGGGGCTCAATTTGGCTATCCTAAGAGATATAGTTACCCGCTTCGGCTTTGACGTTGATCAAAAAAAGCTAAAGGGACTTGAGAGCAACATAAGCCGGATAAAAACCGGCCTTATTGCTGCGGGTGCCGCGCTTATTGGTGGGGGGATCGTCAAGTCCATTACGGGAGTGGCCGATCAAGCTGATAATTATGCCAAGCTTGGGAAGGCAATGGGACTAAGCGCGCAAGCGCTACAGGAAATCGAATTCGCGGCTAATTTGTCAGGGGTTACGCTAGAAGAAACAACTAAGTCAATGCTACAGCTTGGCAAGCGCGCAAGGGATGCGAGTGTTGGGCAGAAAAAGCAGGTGGAAGCGTTCAAGGAATTGGGCGTAGAGGTAAAGAATTCACAAGGGGGCTTAAAGGGTCAAGGTCAACTCCTAGCCGAGGTAGCGGATCGGTTTAAGGCAATGCCGCAAGGGACGAAAAAAAGCGCCCTTGCTATGGAGATATTCGGTAAGACCGGCGCAAAGTTGATCCCTCTGCTTAACGAGGGTTCGGCCGGGATCAATAAGATGCGCAAGGAAGCGCGCGCCCTTGGGGGAGTGTTCTCAGATAAAGCCGCCAAACAAGCCGAGGATTTTAACGACGCGCTGCTACGGACTAAAACTGCTTTCAAGGGGGTCCGTAACCGGCTAGCGCTTCAATTGTTGCCGGCGTTAACCCGGTTAATGAAACGGTTTACCGACTGGATCAAGATCGGCGATAACTCTAAACGCCTAATGGAGGGGATCAAGCGGGCGGCCAAAGTTACGGCGGTAGCGATCGGTCTTATCATTACCGCCAAAGCACTAAACGGGTTTGTACAGTTCGGGCGGAATATGGCGGCTGGTATCTCGGTACTGATTAAGCTGGGATCGGTTGCAAAGGCTACCGCGATCCGGGTTGCTCTGATACCGCTTGGGATCCTTGCAATCGCATTGGCCATAGAAGACCTTGTAGGCTTCGCGCAAGGCAGGGACTCGGTAATCGGTCGGCTGCTCGGTGATTCTGCACTAGGCGAGGAAATAAAGGGGATCCTACTAGATATAGGGGCGGCCGGGATCGCCATTTTTAGGGAGCTTGCGCCGGTATTTAGCGACGTGTTTAAAACGGCTAAACCGCTTGTGATAGCGGTTTTTGCCGCGTTTAAGCCATTTATCCCAATACTTGGAAAGATAGCGGCATTTTTGATCAAGGTATTCCTAAAGGGGATCCTGCTTTTGCTGAAGGCAATCAAGTTTTTGATGCCCGCTATCAGGTTTCTAGTAAGGGCTACCATGGCTTGGGTTGGGGTGCTTTTCAAATTCTGGAAAGCTATTTTCTCAGCGCTTGCCTTTTTATGGAGAAACATAGTCAAGGGAATGGTTGCCGCTGTTAAATGGCTTAGACCAGCATGGGATGCCATAGCCCTAGTCATCGCGACCATTATAGGGGCCCTAAAGAGCGTTTGGGGTTTCATGGTTAAGGCAATGGCAATCGCACTGATACCACTCAAAGCCGCCTGGAATTTCATCGCTGGCATTATCAAGGGTATTGTTCGGGGTATCGCGAAAGTCTGGAAAGTGGTTCTAGGTGGGATGATATCGGGGGTCAAGGCACTGGGTAAGGTGTTTGCAAAGATCGGCAAGGGGATCGCGTGGGTTTGGAACAAAGCACTGGCGGCTATCCGGGCAGTAAAAAGCGCCGTTGGCAAAGCGAAGGAGCTTAGCCCGTTTAGCAAGGGACACCTAAAGCTAACTAAGGCGAGGGTCTCATTTAGAACCCCGGCCATTCCCCCAGGGCTGGCGGCCCCCGCTATCCCTGGCGCAGGCCGAGCCCAGGGCGGAACAACCGCCGTAACCAAAGTTGGGACCGTAGCGGTCAATATACAGGGGTCAACCGGGATGACTAGCCCGGAAGTTTCAGCCGCGGTTAAGGCCGGTGTAAAAGACGCATTCAAGGCCGAGATTGAAGCAACGTTTAGGGACATTAAGGCGCCGATCGGATGATACAGATATTCAAAGCGGACGACTTGTCTGGGTTGCCGATCTTTCAGTTTGACGTTGCAACGCAAAGCGATCAGACAGAGCCCTTTGTATGGACCGAGTTTCCCGTTGATGATGCGGCATTCATTGCCGAACATGGCTTCGCTAAGCCCACCACGTGGAGTGTTACCGGACTGATTACGGCAACCCCGTTTGACCCCTTCGCCCCCTCCATTGATCTGATTCGGTTGACCGATATGTACCAGGCCCTGCGGAACCTCGCGAGGGAACGGCAAGTAGTGCGGTTAGTTGATCGTAACGAGGTTAATGATTGCGTAATCTCCAATGTTTCGAGATCGCACAATCGGGATCAAGGGGAAGCATACGAAATCAAGATCGACTTTCAAAGCGTAGAACGGCCCCAGCTAGGGTCGGCTCAGATACCCCCGGCGCGGCTAAAGCGTAGAGTCAAAAGGCGCGCCAGCCCCGTTAAAAAGGGAGGGGCTAAGAGTGGCGCGGCCCCTAGCCCGAAAACAGTCAAGGCCAGCACACTAGCGCTAAAATTGGCGAAGGTAGCCGGGATCAAACTATGATCGAATTGACGCCTATAGAACCGGACGATCCCCAGCCGGTATACGATTACGAAGTGGAATTGGCCGGGATTATTTTCCGGGTTGTTCTGCTTTGGACAGATCGCGACGATAGCCCCGATCCGAGGGTCGGGAAGTGGTATCTTTCGCTTTTTGATAGTGACGATACCGCGCTGCTATCGGGTAAGCGGCTTGGGGTTGATGTTCCGGTCCTTAACCGGTACCGCGGAGCCTTTCCGGATGGGCAAGTAATGTTGCTCGATACGGAAAGCGAAGGGGCCGATCCCGGGTTCGATGACTTGGGGTTTAGGCACCGGCTGGTCTTTATCCCTAGCGACAAAATAGAAGCACCCGAACCGGCCGAGACCTTTACGATCGTCTAATGGCATTGATCCCGGAAGCCATAGTAGAGGTTAGGATCGGGCCCCCCGGTGCGTTGGGGTTGCGCATTGCCAAGCTATATATTGATTTTGACGTTAAGCGCGTTGCGGGGAGTACTCCGAATAAAGCCAGTATCAGCATTTACAACTTGAGCGAAAACCACATACGGCAAATCGAGAGACCTAGACAGGTTGTTCAATTGCTTGCGGGGGACGGTATAGCCGGTCAACTGTTTTTCGGTGATATCGCAAAGCGTGGGGTACTCACTAAGCAAAACGGACCGGATCGGGTTACCACGATCAAGGGGGCCGATGGTAGGCTAATTTTTAGGGAGGGGGTCTTTAGTCGGAGCTACTCTCCGGGGGCTACTAGAGACCAGATCATTACGGATATTTCAGCCGCGATCGGTGTAACTCGGGGCTTTACGGATCAACTTGAACCGGTGACTTTCCCTACCGGCTGGACCTTTAGCGGCAAGGCACGAGACGCATTAACCGAGTTACTAGAACCGGATGGGGTGGGCTGGTCTATACAGGATGGGGCGCTTGAGCTTGTGAAGTTCGGGAACGCCAAGCCAGGGGGGGCGATCCTGATTAGTGCGGCAACCGGTATGCGAGGATTTCCCGAGCAAACCGACAAGGGCGTAACGGTTCGGACAAAGCTAGATCCCAGGGGTAAACCCAACTCGGTGATTGTGCTGGATACCAAACGGTTGAAAGGGAACTACCGGGCCAAAGCAGTCAACCATAAGGGCAATAGTCGGCGCACCACCTGGGAGACCGAATACAAGGGGGTACCAAGATGAGTGAACGCGATATTGTTGAGCCCACAATGCTTGATCTGCTTAGTGCGTCAAACGATGCGGGGGCCAGTAAGATCAACGGGCCGATTCCTGGTAGCGTACAGTCCTACGATAAGACAAAGCAGATCGCGGACATTAAACCGGCTGTTCAAGTATGGCGAGACGGGACCTTTCATAGTCTCCCGATCCTTCGGGGGGTGCAAGTCGCTTTTCCGCAATCGGGGAACATTGCGATAACGTTTCCGCTCACCGTGGGGAGTTGGGGCGAAATCGTTGTTCAAGCGGCCGATATGAGCGAGTGGAAGGCTAACGGGGGTACTGATACCCCTGCCCGTACAAGGCGCCGATTTAGCCTCTCAGACGTCGTTTTCGTACCCGGTTTAAGAACGCTGAATAACCCCCTACCGGCTGGGGCGGTTGATGATGCGGCTTTAGTGCTTTGGGGCCCCTTGATTAAGTTGATTTCGAGTAGTGCGGCCAACGCGGTTGCCCTGGCTATAGAGGCGGACGCAAGGTTTGATGCTATCGAGCTTTTTTTAGCTGGGCATATGCACCCCACGGCCGCGCCGGGGGTACCTAGCGCCCCAACCGGTCCGGCGCCAAGCGGATCAAGCGTGGCGAGCACAAAGGTTTTGATTGATGAGTAGAGATTTTCACCTGGACCAAGCAACGCACGATCTGGTTATGGTCGGGGGTAACCCGGTTATGGCAGAAGGAGTCGACGAACTAAGGCAACGGGTCAAGGTGCGAGCCTTAACCCATCGGGGAGAGTGGCAATTTGACCTTGCGGTAGGGATGCCATACCGCGAGCAAATAATGGTCAAGAATCCCGACCTAGCGATCGTCAAGGCTACCATTGCAGCCGAGCTTATTACCATACCGGACACTACGGGGATTATTGCTAATGAGGTTGATATTGATTCGGGGAGGAATTTGTCTAACCGGATCGATATGGATACAGTGTACGGGCCTACCGGTGAAATCGAGGTTTAGCCAATGGCAGGTTTAGACGCCAGCGGATTGACAGTCAAACGACTAGACGAAATCAGAACCGAGATCGGTGATGATATCCAGGCAAGCCCCGAGTTTGGGGTTGATACCAATATCGGGCCCGATAGCATCGTAGGCCAAGTAATCGAGGCGGTAGCCGTTCCCCTGGCGGATAATTGGGACCTTTTACAGGTTATCTATGATAGCTGGGATCGCGATACGGCCGAGGGGGTACAGCTTGACAACCTGGTAGGGTTGACCGGTGTAGTGAGGGAACCCGCTAGCGCGTCAACTATCGAGCGCCTGGAATGGGCGGGAGTACCGGCAACGCTAGTACCGGCCGGAACGATCGCAAGGGTACCGGGAGGGGCGCAATTTGCCAGCGATGCGGACGCAACGATTGGGGGAGGCGGCACAGTCGAGGTAACCGCAACCGCAACGGCTACCGGGCCCCTTGAAGCGGCTATCGGTGCGGTTGATACAATCGTTACGGCGGTTGTCGGGTTGACCGGTGTAGACAACTTGACCGCGGCTATCCCTGGCACTGATATTGAGAACGATCCGGAACTTAGACTAAGGACCGAAGCGAGTTTTGCAATCGGCGGCCATGCAACCGATCAAGCCATTAGGGCAAGGCTTGAACAAATCGACGATATTCAGGCGGCCGTTGTGATCTCAAATCGAGCGCTTGCCACTGATAGCGAGGGGATCCCCGGTAAAGCTTTCCGAAGTGTGATTTGGCCCAGTGGGTTGCCTACCGTTAAGGAGCAAGAAATCGCGCTTGCGATATTTGACGAACAACCGGCCGGCATCTTCGCCGATGGTACCGAAGCGTTTACCGTTACGGATTCCAAGGGGTACTCTCAGCCGGTAGCGTTTAGCTATGCAACCGGGGTTCTAATGTGGGTTGAAATAGACGTTACGGCCGGGAGTGGATATCAAGGCGATGCGGCCGTTGATGCGGCTATCCTGGCCTACGGGTTGACCCTTAGCATCGGGGATAATGGCAACCCTACGGATCTGGCCTGCTACGTTAACGATAATGTGAACGGGGTTGACCATATGGTGATTAGGATGCAACGGGACGCACCCCCCGGGGGAGGGGACACGGTTCCGGTGGTTATCACGTTTACCGAGATCGCGCTTTTTGACTCCGCTCGCAATACGGTTACGAGCTAATGCCGCAAATCACCGACCATATACAGCGCAGCCTTGATAATATGCTTAGCCAGTTTGACGACTCCCCGAAGCTTCGGGAGTTGGTTTCGATTCTGGTAAGTCAAGCGCAAGATCTCGAGGACACAACGATCGAAGTCCTAGACGAACGGTTACTAGATGTAGCCGAGGGGGTACAGTTAGACGCGATCGGTAAGCTGGTAGGAAGGGATCGAATCGCTGGCGAAAGTGATGATGATTACCGGACCTTTATTAGGGTGGAGATTGAAGCGAACCGGGCCGATGGTAGGATTTATGTAATTTGTTCGGTGGGGTCGAAATTGGCCGGGGCACCTGTGATGTATACGCGGCGCGGGCAAGCGCATTACTCGGTGCAATGGGAAGTAGCCACACCGCAAACCGTGGCGTTCCTTCAAGAGGTTAACCGGGTTATGCGAAAGGTGCGGCCGGCTGGGGTAGGCCATGAGTTGATCGAAGGGGTATCCCCAGCGTTTAGGCTAGACGATCCGCTAGCGGGTTTGGACTTGGGCAAACCAGCCCGGAGAGTTGACGTATTATGAGCGAAACAGGCGGCAATAGACCGGATATTTCGGAACTTGATTGGAACACTGGGCCGGGGGCTAACCCGTCAACTCCCCCAACGGTTGGCAAAAAGCAAAGCGGTTGGGCGTTTCAAGACGAAGTACCGCACGATGAACTTAACTATAACTGGCAAGGGCAACGGGAAAACCTCGGCCACTTGCTAGCGCAGACCCCAAGGGAGTTTGACAACCTGTCCGAAGCGTTGCTCGTTTCGGCCGTTCCGCTCATTACTCCCGGGGACGTTATTAGGGTGCGACAGTCCGACCCCTTGCGCGCCATGGGGGATCAACAATGGAACGTTTTAGGCGATGCGGGGGCCCTAACGGTTACGGCGCTTGCAACCGATGGGGCGCGGGTCTATTACGGCCAAGCGGGCGGCCAAATCACAGCCGCCGATCCCGAAACCGGCGCAACCCTTTGGAAAGTTGTTACCCAACCCGAGCAACCGCTAGTAATGGAATCGGACGGGAAGTTTTTGTACGTGGGTCGCCAGGTGGGGGGCGCGGCTGATTTCTATATCTACAACGCGTCAACTGGCGCCCTGGTTTGGAGCGTTGCAACGGTTGCCCCTCCTAGCCTCTTAGCCGTCAATGGGCAGTATTTCGCATACCGCCAAGCGACTCTAGGGGTAGTGCGAATCTACTCGACTCCAGGGGGCGCGCCGGTATTGATCGGGGATGTAGTTATCCCAGGTCAATTGAACGCGTATGACCTAGCTATGTCGGCCGACTGGTTGATTTACACCGGGTTAAACTCTACGGATGATAGGCACGTAAGAGCGATCGACTTAGCGACGATTACCCCGGTTTGGGAAGTGTCCTACCCCAGCGTCAATGTCAACATACTAACGACTGGTTGCGTTACAGACGGGGATTTAGTCTACACTACCACCCAAGCCGAAAACTTGCATGACGGGACGCCTAGAAGCCTTTGGGCGTTTGAATTGCAGACCGGCCGCCTGGTATGGACAACCGATGTAAACGGGGCGGTTGATGCGCAAAACGTAGCGGTTGACGATCGCTACGTTTACGCAACCGACACCAATAACGATTTGCTGGTTTGCGAGAAATTCAGCGGAAAGCCGATTCATAGGCAAGCCGATATTTATTTGCTAGCAGTTGACGGGATCAAGCTCTACGGGTCCGATGCGGTAGTCACCGGTAACAATGTACGGGCCCATTTTCGTAGTAGGCCAAGCGCCGAGTTTGCTCGGGTTGATGCGGGGGATACGCAGCGGCGCCCCTTCCATAATTTGGCGGTTCCCATCGACGGGGAGCGACGAACGGCCCCCCGGGCCAGCTTGTATAGGAACCCAGATTTGAGTATGTACAAGGAGGATCTAGCGGTAGCGAGTACTACCGCGGCTTTCCCTGCCACTACTCAGTTTATGAGTTTGGTAACCCCTGAGATCCCCTCGGGTGATTACCTCCTACACTTTTACTATCAGTTCGCAACCGAGCCCCCTGGCCCCCCGGGTTCGATTTTTGTTGCTATCGATCTAGATAACGCTGGGACCGGTCTCTATATATACACACACGTCCAAGAGCCTACGGTTTCGCAACAACGGGAAACGGCAAGCGGGATCATTAGGCTTAGCCTAGGCGGCCAGCATACGATCGATCTAGACTTCGCTGAGAATATCGCCTTTGCCGGTAGCGTTACGATCTACGAAGCTCGGATGATTCTTGAAAGGATTGATACGGACAAATGAGCGTTTATAAATACAGCGTATCGGGTGATATTGCGTCCGGTAAATTGGACGTTTATACCCTACAGATCCAGATCGAATCGTCGGGGATCACTGTTACACCAAAGCACATTCGCAGGAAAGGCGACGATCTTTCGATCGTTTTTCCTGGCGACCTTTCGGCCGGAGATAAGACGTTGCTTGACAGTGTGGTTAGTAGCCATAGCGGAACGCCGCAAACGCGATCAAGCGTTATCGAGGTTAACGGGGTTAAATATCGGGCGGCCGATGTTAAGCCCGGGGCCGGCGGATTTACTATCACCTGGGAAGCGTTGCCATGAGTATTAAACGCATTGTTTACACAAGAACCGGGCGCCCAAATCCTGTTACATCTTTTGCGTATGCTTGGGATTCCCTACGCGGTAGGTTTGTTGTCTTCGGTGGGTTCGACTCATCCTTTACCGTGACAGGGGAAACATGGGAATACGATCCAGTAGAACACAAGTGGTATAGTTTTAGTATCGGCATAAGCCCCCCCGCTAGGCGATCTGCATCCATGGCCTTTGACTCGGCTCGTGGTGTCTGTGTAATGGTTGGGGGGCGCGATGCGGCCAGCGCGGTATTGGGTGACGCTTGGGAATGGGATGGGGTATCATGGGCACAGGTATTAGACTTGCCAGGGGGGGAGAAAAGAAACTCTGGCGGGCATGCGATGGCATATGACGCTAAGCGCGGAGTGTGCGTGTTAGTGGGCGGACTAGACGCCGCTTTCGCCATTACCGGGGACATATTCGAGTGGAACGGTGTTGCATGGGACGCACCCACCATTCCTGTTATTAAGCCTATTGACAGGGCAATACCGGTTGTAAGCTGGGATCCTAGGACGGCAAAACTGATTCTTAGTCATGGCTCGACCGGTTTCACCCTACCTGAGGTCTCTGATACTACCTGGCTTTGGGATGGGGCCCTATGGGAGCAAGTTGTATCCGTTGATACGCCCCCCGCACGGAGAAGGCACACACTTGTTTATTTAGGCCCTGGCTTAGGACACCTGCTGCACGGAGGACAGGGACCGGATGCACCGCCAAGCGGGGAATTTGTGGACGCATGGGTTCTTGGTCCTAACGGGTGGATGCAAAGCTTTGATTCTCCGTCAACACCACGATCTGATGGATCTGCCGTTTTTGCTAATAGTGTCGGCGCAGCAATTATGTATGGCGGGTTTATAATCGCAGACGCAACCGACAGGGTCGACGTTAGGGGAACATCCGGGTGGGCCGTCAAGGATGGGCCGGGACTTTCCTTTGACGATACCAAGATCGAATTAGACGGCGGTGCCCAACTAGTAGCGCCGTTTGCAACCGACGATCCATCGGTTACGGATTCCGGCGGAGTCAATGCGGAGGGGCTTATTTCTGCTGGAATGATCGCTACGGTTGCCGATCGGAATTGGAGCGATGCGGCCCCCGCAACCTCCCCAGCCGGTAGGGACGGATCGGCCTACGCTTACGATTATACTCGTGGGGTAGTAGTCTTATTTAGCGGTTTCACCGGGGCCGCACTACCAGCCGATACTTGGGAATTTAATGGCACGACTTGGGCGCAGGTTGTTACCGCTACGAATCCGCCCGGTTCTAGGGACGCCCAGTTGGTTTACGACGGCGCCAGGATCTTAATGTTCGGGGGGATGAGCGCCGCCGGTGTCATGTTCGGCGATACCTGGGAATACGATGGGGTAGATTGGGCGCTTCTGTCCCCCGCAGTGTCACCACCCGATCGGGCTTTTTTTCAGTCGAGCTTTGATTCTAGTCGCGGCAAGTGGGTAATTCATGGCGGCTTTAGATACGAGCCATTTCCGACCAAGATCCCCTACACTAGTACATGGGAATTTGATGGCACGACTTGGGCAGAAGTCGCAACGGACGGCCCGGGCAATCGCATTACCGCGGCAATGGCTTTTGACGTTCTATCTGGTAGGGTTGTTTTATTCGGGGGATCGCTTGCAGATATAACGCCAACTTCGCTATTTGCCGATACTTGGGAATTTAATGGCACGACTTGGGCGCAGATTGTTACCGTTGGCCCGTCCGCTCGACTATCAGCAAGAATGGAATACTCGGCCCGGGAGAATCAAATAGTCCTGTTTGGCGGTAGCGATCCAGCCGGAATAGAACTAGGTGATACCTGGACCTTCTCCAATGGCCAATGGACAGAGGTAGAACCGGCGGCAAGCCCACCAAAGCGGCAATCCCACATTCTGATATATGACGGATTGCGAATCGTTGTATTTGGCGGAGTGGACGTTACCACGCGGCTTGGTGATACGTGGGTACTACCGGATAGCGATAGGTTGACCCATACGCTGGCCATTGACGGTCAACTTAAATGGTGGAATGGTGTATCGTGGGTTGACTCGGATGGTACCGCGGCGCAGTCAAATGTGATTGCGGACTTGTCTGAGAATATGCCATCCCTTGATATCTCGGGGGGCGCTTTGGCGCAGTTGGTTTCCATCCTGAGATCCGGGGACGGTACTGTTACCCCGATCCTTCATCAAATAGATCTCGAGTTTGACTTTAGGGCAACCGAGACCCCTGGCCCCCGTGAGTGTATTGTCTATGGTTGGGTGAGATCACATGAAGGGGAACCGATCGCGGATGCGGCTGTTACAGCCAGGCCGAGCAACGGCGGTTACGAGCATGGCAACCACTGGGTAAGCGGCAACGCTCGACAAGCCCGAACGGATGCGGCCGGCTATTGGGAACTTTCACTAGTGGAAACCGAAACGGTAGGTCAAACGGTTGATTTTGTGATCTCAGCGTTGCTTGACTCGCCCAACTCCGGAACGGTTGCGGCCAAGATTATACCGAATATTAACCGGGTTGAATTTACGGACCTTTAGGGGGCGCCATGAAATGGCAACAAACTCTGATTTTCCTGATTACTTACCTGGTAGTGCCTACGCTGGCCGGGGCTGGGGCGCTACTTGAGCCCGCAATCGCTAAGTGGCTATTATTGGCCACTACGGTAGTCTCCGGGGCGGCTACAGCATGGGCAAGGCAATTGCCTAGTGTGAAGGGGGAAACGTCAAATGAGACCCATTAGAAGCGCTTTTCTAGCCCTGTTTCTGTGCATTGGGCTGTGCTCGTGTGGCTATAAGGGCTTAGTGGCCGGCTACTCGACGATCGTAACCGTCAAACAGGCCGGCAGCCATATCGAGGGTACACTAGCCAAGTGGCTAAGGGCCGAGACTGTCAAATGCGTTACGGCTATGGGCAGTCGGACCCCGGACGTTAAAAAGTGCTTAGAGCCCAAGGTCAAGATTGTGAAGGATTGGGGTAAGGCCAGGGCTGGCATCAATGCCGCGAATGAAGCGGCGTTTGCAGCCTTGAAGCTTTACCACGATATCCTTGACGGGAAAGCCAAGGGCAAGAAACCGGACTGGATCAAGGTCATAGCAAAGAGCGTCTGCGGGTTGCTTAAGGCGGCCGAGTCGCTAGAGGCTATCCTCCCCTCCATTGCGAAAGTCACCGAACCCCTTAAGGGGATCAAGGGGCTAGTGTGCCTATGAAACCCGAATCTATTACGCTGGCCGGTCTGATACTAGATGGGATCGGCACTATGGCGAAGATCCTAGCCAAGTTGATAAATGGAGGGGATCCTACCGAGCTAAGGAACCAACTCGAAACCGAGGGGGTTGTGATTAGTAGTGAGCCAACTGATACCGCTATCACCGAAGCGGAAAGCCACTATCCCGAATGAACCTCGAAACAGTCATAGCGCTAGTCGGGGCGATTGTGTTGCCAGCCGGTGCTATGATCTGGCGGTTGTCCGCTCAATTAACGCGGTTACGAACTGAGCAAACCCAGACAAAGGATCCGGAGCAATGGGAAACGCTGGCGAAAGACATAAGGGCTCTAAAAGCTATCGCGGAAGATACCCAAGAGACCCTAGAACGTCTGAGAAAAAGACAGCTAGAAGACCTGGAATCAGCGATAGCCGATATGGGAAAAAGCGTAACCGAATTGACGAAGATCATAAGCTCGCTAGCCCTGAAAGTTGTTCGGTAGCCGCGCGCAAGGTTACCAGCGATCTGCAAAAGGCTTGCGAGGAAATCCGACTGAGGCTATCCCAGGGCGCTTGATACCCCCCTTGTCAAGCCTCCCGTAGCGGTTGGGCCCCCTCCCGTTGCCCTAAATAGGGGGTTTAAGGATCTATTATGAGCACACTCAGGAGGGGCGACAAGGGCTCCAAGGTTACATCACTGCAAATCCGCCTTGCCGCGCTTGGGTTCAACATTGCCATTGACGGTGATTACGGACCCCAAACGAGGGGCGCGGTTGTTAAGCTTCAAGAGTTTCGGTGCGTCGCCCCAACGGACGGGATATTCGGACCCATGACAGCCGCCGAAACCGAGAGGTGCGAGGCTAGGGAGTGGAAAGCCGGCCAGCCCTGGAAACATGAAACCGGGGTTATGGTATACGGTTGGCGCCATCCAATCGTGGGCCGTATCCCCTCCTTTGGTGGCAAAATCTCGAGCTTCGGCGGCCCGGATGACAAGGGGGATCGGTTGTATGGGCAAGCCCTGATTAGTGCGAGTAACGTCTCGGACCTTTACCGCCGCTACCCTGAGCTTGTAGGCCCGGTGTTTCGGCCGGGGCTATCAGACCCGTTGCCACAAATCGACGGTATAGTCTACAGGGGGCCCAAGATCTCCCGTGAGACTAAGCAGGCTGGCATATCTTGGTGCCTAGACCCCAACGGTCTGTACTGTGCGGCCCGTTGGTCTTATGCACATTGGCCACGCTACCGCGGTAGGCCAGACTCCCGGGCCGTTCGGTTGCTTGTAGGCCAGGGGGATCGCTTCGGGGTTGGGGTTCCAACCGACTGGGGGCCGGCAAAGCGCACTAAGCGCGACTATGATTTGTCCCCGGGTTGGATGAAAAAGATCGGCGCTAGGACTGATTCGACCGTATGGGCCCTTTGGGCTGCGAATGATTACCCGATCGGGTAGTAAAACCCATGGCCCGACTCGAACGGGCTGGCATCCGGAGCTAGAAGTAGACACGCCGCGCATGGGTTCCCCGTCTTCTTTCCGGGGTGTCAGGCCACTTGTGATCAACGGTTGCCAAGCCGATCCTTTACCGGACACTTTAAGGCCTTGCGGGCGGCTAAATAGGCCCGGTATAGCTTCCGGGTGTAGCCGCAAGGGGATAGGCGCGGGCCCCCGTTAAAATGCCCATATCGGGCTATCCGACCTCCCCCGCCCGCCGGCCCGGTACGCCCTTGCTCCACGTCTTGTAGTTCGATTCAACTTTAGCGATAGCAAGCAACAAAGCGGGGTCAAAACCGCTTCGCTTGTATTCTAGGTGTATTGCCTTGCCTAGCTGTTTAGCTACGGTCCGGCGGTACTTGCCGCGCAGGAATACGGCCCGGTTTTGTATGGCCGCCTGGACCTTTGGCGCGGTATAGGTGCATTGATTGGGGAGCACAGAAATCAGACTAAGTGCTAGCAGCATGGGAACCCTCGAATAATCGTTGGAGCACAGCCGATACCATGGCGGGATCTTTGCTGCAAAAAACAAGGCGAATCAGCATAGAGACTGAAACCCCCGCCTTAATGGCGGCCGCTTGCAGTTCGGTTTTCTCATCTTCGGTAACTCGGATTGTGATGCTTACGTCTCGCATAGTCAAAACCTCCAATGCGCAATGTACTAACAATGTCTAACAATGTCAATACATTGTATTGACACGGTTAGCTAACCGTGTTAATTTGACACGTCCGATAGGGGAACAATCTACCAACAGAAAAGGAGCCAAAGAGTGAAAGTAAAAAAGGCAATTTCGGTGAAAAGGGGGCGCTACCCGTTGGTTTGGACGCCGTACCACGGGGAGTGGGTTTGTTATATTAGGCACCTAGCTAAATGTATTGGATGCAATACAAAAACTCTTGTGGAAAAGGCCAAGGAATTACCGAGTTTGACTAGAGCAATCCCGCATCCGCACTTGGACGATATCAAAAAACTACTCGCGATTGACATTGGCATTTATCCGTCTGTCGTGAACTTTTGCACGCTCGGTTTTCTAAAGAAACTCTCGGACGGTTGGGTCAGTGAGGCTCACAATGAAAACGCAGAAGAAACCTACAAGCTAAGCCGCAAGGCGATCAAGCTACAAGGGCCCCTAGAACAACCCAAGCCGAGGGTTGCGCCGAAACCCAAACCGGAACCCAAGCAACTAGAACTTTCGTCCGCGAGTGAGCTTGATGCTCCCGTTTCTCTTGTTTTGAGTAAATACGGATTCCTGAAAAGGGTTGCTAGAATGGAGGCCGCACTAATCGCAATGGCAAGGGAGTTAGGAACACAAAAGATTGTGGATTACCTGGAATACAGAATCGACGATCTGGGGGCGCTGTAATGGCAAAAGGCAAAAGGCGATCAATGTTCGACAGGAAAAAGACAAGGTGCGACAAGTGCGCCGCTATAAGCTACGGGAGCAACCCGGGGAGTAAGCATCGCAAGTGCCCAAATGGGCAGAAGCAACCGCTAAGCGGAATAGTCAAGGGGCGCGGAATATGGCACCCCGCGGGATAATCACCAATTCTTCGAGTACCTGTTTCAGGGATTGCCCGAGGAAGTACCTCTATAGGTATGAGAGGGGGCTAAAGCCAGTCAATAGAAGGGAATCCCCGGCGCTGCTAGTAGGTACGGCGGTGCATAGCGCACTTGACATATTGCACACCTATGAAGGCGCGTTTCCGGTTGCTCTAATGCGAGAGGATTACGGGCTGACTGATAACGACCTTGTCATTGTCAGTGCTATGCTCACGTCTTATGGCCAACGTATGGAGATACCCAAAGGGGTATGCGAAACCGAGTTCAACGAGTATCTAATTAACCCGGTTACCGGCCGCACAAGCCGATCGTTCCGGTACTGTGGAAAGGTCGACATGATATCCGGTTCGGACCTTTGGGAGCACAAAACCGCCTCGCAAATTACCGGTAGCTACCTTGATAAACTTTGGACTGATAGCCAAATCATCGGCTACGTTTGGGCAATGCGTGGTAAGCAGCATATTGGGCGGGTTGTCTACAACGTGCTACAGAAGCCACGGCTAAGGCGCAAGGATACCGAAGCGATCGAAACCTACGCTAAGCGCGTAGCGAAGTGGTACCTTGAAAAGAACCGCTTTCACCGGGAGCGGATCATAGTCGGGGGTCAAATGGTTGCAACCTGGCAATATGACCTATGGGCCGTTACTCAGGAAATACTAAGGGCTCGCAAGGTCGGCTTTAGGCGCAATACGGCCCGATGTTTTGACTGGGGCCGCGCTTGCGCATACTTGCCGGTTTGCCAAGCGGTCAACCCAGAAATGGTACTTGAGATCGAATACGAGGAAACCGAAAGACACCCGGAATTATCCGAGGAAACCAAACGGGAGAAATGAAATGAATGACGAACTAATCGGCAAATGGGTGATTGTTACCACCGAGTACAAGGGGGTTTATTTCGGCAAGTTGGATAAATTCGCAAACCGTCAATGCGTTCTTTCGGATGCGCGCATGGCTATCTACTGGGGTACAACCCATGGCGTTGATCAACTTGCCAATACTGGGCCGACCGAGAAAAGCCGTCTTGGGGCCTTGGCTAAGAGGGTTTGGGTTTGTGGAATAACCTCTGTTTCGGTATGTACTCGCTCAGCCGCGAAAGCCTGGAAAGATGCGAGGTAATGCGAGGTTTTCCCCTTGCGCTCTTATTAGTCTGGGTACTTGTCGCAGCGGAACAATGCGCCATGCGTCCAAACTAGGGTTAACGGGGATTCACCCGCACGAGCTACCGCGAACAATTGGCGCGGATGATGTAGAGCACGCTCTAAAGGCCATGGGCAGCGATGGCTATGGTTATGGCGATGGCTATGGCTATGGCAATGGCTATGGCTATGGCGATGGCTATGGCGATGGCTATGGTTATGGCTATGGCTATGGCTATGGCAATGGCTATGGCTATGGCGCTGGCAATGGCTATGGCGATGGCTATGGC